CTGAAGAAAGAGGATGTAGCTTTCCTTTATCTCGTTCCACAGGTCCTTTACGAGAAAGGGCGGCCTCGCTCTCCCTCGGAGCTCGAGGTGGAAGCCTGGACGGCACATCTCATGAAAGAGCTGCACCGCCAAAATCCCAGAGTCATTGTGGCCCTGGGAAAACAGGCCGGACAAGCTTTGGAGGACCTCGCAGATTTCGTGATGCCTCACCCGGCAGCAGTGCATAGATATGGAGACTCCGGCGAGGTTTCCCGGAAGATCAAGCAGCTCATGGCCAGAGTGCAGGAGGTGGCCAAGCAGGATGGCGGCCAGGACACCCGCTCGTATGTGGCGGCCAGAGAGTATGAAAGGGTCTGGTGGCAGATGGCGCCCGCATCCGGAATTGGCCGCTTCGTCTTGCAGGCTCACTGGCGGGGACTCTCCGAGGAGGAGACAAAGCTCTCCCATGAGGATCTTCTCAAGACCGATCACTCCGTGCATAGCGATCTTCGCTTTGAGGTCGACAGGCAAAGGCTCTGGGGATTCACGGTCTTCGAGGGGTCCACCAAAGATATCATGGAAAAAGGCCGGGGCGAGGCCAGAATTTTGCACCTGGCGCCAACCGACGGCCTGCAAGGAGCCTTCAAGCTGCAACAGCCGCACGCCTGGCTGAATATTGCCGAGGAGAAGCCCTTTGTATCCGGGCCTGGAGCTGTGGGCTCTACCGCCCAGAAGTTCTCCAAGTTCTTCCAGCTCGACGGCGGCACCTACAGTTTCAGCTTTGCCCGGCAGCATGGCCGGGAGGTGTTCCTGCACGGCGAGAAGATCAAGGGTAGGGTCCTGATGCAGTATATTCCCGCCTCAGAGGGGCGGGTATGGGTCATCTCCAGGCCAAAGAGCCAGGAGCCTTACACCTCCAGTCACAAGCTCGAAGATGTCGTAGAAGAGCTGAAGGAGAAGGGCCAGGAGAGGCTTGTTTGGTCCGCTGCTCCCGGTCAACATGCAAAGGTTTTAAATCTACATAACTGCCCATTTAAAAAACAGAGATTCGCCGCGATATTAAAAGCCGATGAAGAAAAAAGGCTCGTTTTTGGCGTAATTTCAGAACCTGACACCGTGGACCTGCAAGGCCATGTTCTCTCCAGAGAAGAGATTGCCCGTATGGCCCGAAACTTCGAGCAATACGTCAGGGAGTTTCGAGACCGTCACACCCGCAGAAAGGCCAGGACCGAGATTGTACGGTCCTGGATTGCCAAAAAGGATGAGTGGATCTGCGGGCAGCTCGTGAAGGCAGGGTCCTGGTTGATGTGTGTCCGCGTCCTGGACGATGAAGTTTGGGGCAAGATAAAGGCCGGCATCTACAGGGCGTTTTCAATCGGTGGCAGGGGGGTGCTCATTGAAAGAGTACGACCTGATTATCAGCGGACTGCTGGATGAAGTGTCGTTTGTGCCGAGAGGTGCGAACGGGAAGGAATACCTACTGGTGAAAGAGGCAAAGATGAAGGAAGCGATCCTGAAAAGCTTAGTGGAAACCCCGGACGAGGACCTGAAGAAAGCCCTCTCCGAGGCCAAGTTGGATGCACAATCCGTTGATGTCCTTGAGACTGTTGGAAGGGTCCTCAAGGCATACAAGGACAGGCTGCCGGAACAGGCCCTGGCCATCCTGGCCAAAGCCTGCGGCTATCCTGAGCCGAAGCTCAAGCCTAAGGCTGGCAAGGGCAAGGAAGACGATGATGAAGAGGGAGACGAGGGCGAGGGCGAGGACGAGGGGGAGTACAGCAAAGAGCTTCTGGAGAAGATGGACCCCGGCATCCGGGCCGTAATTCAGAAGATGGAGGCAAAGCTTGATGCCACAAAGGAGAGGGCCGAGCGGTCCGAAACTCTGGCAAAGGAGCTGAAAGACGAGCAGATCACAAAGATCTACATCGCCAAGGCACAGGCGCTGCCCAACATTCCCGGCCTGACGGCAGAGAAACATGCTCCGATAATGAAGATCTTGGGCGAGGATCACCCTGCCGAGTTCTCCGAGGTCTTCAGCCTGCTCAAGGCGGCTGATGCTCTGCTGGAGAAGTCCGCGGCCTGGAGCGAGCTTGGAAGCGAACGAGCCATTAGCGGCGGCTCGGTCATGAACAAGATCCAGAAGGCGGCAGAGTCACTGGTGCGAAAGGATACGTCAGGCATGACCATCGAGGATGCCATCGAAAAGGTGCTCGACGATCATCCTGAATGGTACGACGAGTACGAAACGGCCCGCAGCGCCGAAGCCGAGAAAGGGGCGGCCTGAATGGCAACTGAACTTCCTTTTGGAAAGTTTTCTCGCATGGCCGGCGAGGATCTCAGAGAGGCCATCTGCCATGCAGTCAAGCTGGACACAGACGGCCATATCGTAAAGGGAACCGCAGGTGCTCGCTGTGTTGGCATCTTGCAGGACAATCCCGAGAATGGGCAGGTGGGCTCCGTCATGGCTCTGGGAATCAGCCCGGCAGTCTATGGCGGCACAGTTGCCGCAAATGATGATCTGGCCAGTGACGCAAGCGGCCATCTGGTGACAGCCGTCGCCGGTCAGCCTGTGGTGGCCGTGGCCCTGGAGGCAGGCGTATCAGGCGAGGAACACTCTGTGCTCATTCTTCCGCAGACTCCTGGAGCTTACCCTGTAGGCGAGCAGGGAGACGTTCTCTACTATAACGGCTCGAACTGGGTCGTGCTGCATCATGGGACTGTGGCAGGCATGAGGCTGGAGACAGGCGGACATGGAGCCAATCCCTGCTATCAGAAGACTCGGGAGTGGTGGATCTTCTACATACCGCTCGCCGATATCGCAAATGGCGATTTGCTGACTGAATGGGTGCCAGGATTTGCCGGAACCATAATCGAGATCCTGGCCGTTGTGCAAAAGCCCGCAGCAACCGCAAGTAAGGCAGCCACTCTGAACGCTGAGATCGGAGCTACCGATTTGACTGGCGGAGCCCTGGCGCTGACATCGGCCAACTGCACGCCAAAAGGGGCGAAGGTGGCGGCAAGCGCCATCACTGCCAATAATACATTCGGAGCGATTGATGCCGTTTCTGTCGAAGCGTCCGGTGTCACTGCATTTGTTGAGGGAGCAATCTGGCTCATGATCGGCTATACGAGGCCCTGAAAGGGGGGTGAAAAGACAATGCCAAGACCAAACAGAGGGAATGTCCATGTCCACGGATTGCTGGGAAACCTGGCCGTTAAGTTCATTCTCAAAGCCAGGATGTTCGTTGCTGCTGATGTTTTCCCAATCGTCCCCGTAGACAAGCAGTCGGACAACTACACAGTATATGATAAGGGAGATTTCCTGCGAGATGAGGCGGAGGAGAGGGCACCTGCCACCGAATCAGCAGGCGGGAACTTCGATATCGATACCACGCCCTACTATCTGTGCCGGACATTCTCGTTCCACAAGGATGTGGACGACGATACCAGAGACAATGCCGACAAGCCCATCGATCCCGATAAAGATGCAATGCAGCTCGCCATGCAAAAGCTCCTAATCAAGCGCGAGAGACAGTTCCTGGGCAGTTATTTCCGTGCCGGGGTGTGGAGCAAGAACTATACCGGCGTGAGCGGCGAGCCTGGGGCAAATGAGATCAAGAAATGGAGTCTTTCCGGCTCAAAGCCTGTAAAGAATGTCGATACCTGGATGAACGATGTTGAGGAGCTTACCGGGGAGCGGCCAAACCGTCTGGTGCTGTCGCCTGATGTCGTGTCTGCCCTCAAGGACAACGATGATATCAAATCTCGCATCCAGTACACCCAAAAGGGCATCATCACCACCGATATTCTGGCAGAGCTATTCGAGGTCGAGAAGGTGCTCGTAGCCCGCGGCACATACAATACCGCCGCCAAAGGGGCTGCAACCGCCATGAGACGCATGGCTTCGGGGCAGGTCCTGCTGGCCTATGCAGCCGAGCGCCCAAGCACCGAAAACCCAAGTGCCGGCTACATGTTCGCCTGGAAGGGCAGATTTGGGAACTCCAAGCTTGGCTCCAGGATCAAGAAGTTCAGGATGGAGCACCTCAAATCCGATCGGGTAGAGGCGGAATTGTCCTTCGATCCAAAGCTTGTGGCTCCGGATCTGGCAGTCTATGCCAGCGCTGTAGTGTAGGCCAATTCTACTCTCCTTTTTTTGGAAGGATCGATGTTTGGAAGGATGGATATTTGGAAGGATCAATGGCCTACACTGACAACCCCACGGGCAGCCTTGCCGATCTGGTGAGGCTGAAGGCGGGAGACACTGGAGAATCGCCTCTCCTCAGCGATGAGGCGGTTGAAGCGTTCTTGCTCAATAATGATAATAACGTGCTGCTGGCCTCAGCGGAAGCCTGCGAGGCTCTTGCAGCTCATTACGCCGACAATCCCACCGAGACCGTTGGGGATGTCGAGGCGGCAGCCACCAAGACGCAGAATTTCCTGCGAGCTGCTGATAGATACAGAGAGCAGGCGGCCATAGAGATGTCCGAAGCCGAGAAGGAGACGGCAGCCAGGCCCAGGAGGCCGGGCTACAGCGCCGATGCCCTGAACAGGGGCTCAGTCTTCAAGCGGGGTGTCTGCAATGGTAATTGAGCAGCCGATCGTCTCTCAGGCAGATCTCGCCAGGCTCGTTCTGGCCGTTTTCGGTTCATTGGGCACATGGTTCTTTGGGGCCTGGGATCCCATTCTTCAGGCTCTCATCGCCCTGGTGATCATCGACTATCTCAGCGGCGTCCTGGCCGGATATTACGAGAAGCGGCTCAACAGCGAGATCGGATTCCGGGGGATTGTAAAGAAGCTGTGCATGTTTCTCATGGTGGCCCTGGCTAACATCCTGGACACCACTGCCGGCCTGGGAGAGCCCTGGATCAGGACTACGGTTATCATGTTTTTTGTTGCCAACGAGTCGCTTTCCGCCCTGGAAAATGCCGGTCGCATCGGTGTTCCTCTGCCCGAACCGCTCATAGCCGCCCTGGAGAAGATCCACAAACAGCATACGGGGGAAAAGAAATGACGGATCTCTCCGCCTCCGGACTTGCCGAGATCAAGCAATCTTTGGTCCTGGAGTCCGGGGACCTGCAGAGGCTGCAGGATCTGGTGCC